TAAGAGCTACTCCTATTGCTTATTTCTCATGAAAAAGAAAGTTCCTACAGAGAAAGAAATCGCCAAGAAGCATAGTGTCTCTGTTGACACTATTATTAGACAAGCAGAGATTGGTTCTACTGTAGAACGAGAGCATGTCACCACACATGAAGAAGCATATGGTATTGCTCTACAACACTTAGATGAGTTTCCAGATTACTACACACACTTACTTAAGATGGAAAAAGAACTAAAATCACAACACAAGAAAAGAACTGTCAAAGAAATGTGGGCAATCTGCGAGAACCATATTGCTGTTGCTATGGGCAAGGAGATTGATGATGAAGGTGGCATGGCAATGAGTCAACTCGATACGATTGAGGATGCAGTCAATCGTCTTCGCTTGGTAGTAAGAGATCCTAAGATGCAAATGCCTGGATGGGTACAATCTAAGATTACTTTAGCTTGTGACTATATTGATACTGCTGCTGATTACATGAGCAGCAAGAATGAAGAAGTTGAATATGTTGATGAAGCAGCTGCATGGACTCGTAGTTCGGGTAAAAACAAAAATGGCGGACTCAACGAAAAAGGACGTAAATCTTACGAACGTGAGAATCCTGGAAGCGACCTTAAAGCACCTTCAAAAAAAGTTGGTAATCCCCGCAGGGCGTCATTCTGTGCAAGAATGAAAGGAATGAAAGCAAAAAGAACTTCTAAAAAAACAGCAAGAGATCCTGATTCACGTATTAATAAATCGCTTCGTGCGTGGAATTGCTGACATAAAACTATATCATTTGTTACTTGACAAACATTAGTTATCCTATATAATAACATTACCGTCTCATGGTAAGACACATGGATAACAAAACCTGCCCCAAATGCGGGGCTTGCTGGATTGGAGGTCAGCACTTCTGGTCTGGCACTCAAAAGAAGGGTGATGAATCCCAACTTGCGAGTTTAGTGTGTGATAAATTTAAATACGAAGAGTGTATCAATCCAGCACAAGGCAGCACAAAAGGTGATGGATGGGAAAAACGATTAAATAGTATGGAAGATTTAGAAAAAGATTTAAGAAGATCAAATGAGTGATGCAGTATATCTTGGTAATCCTAATTTAAAAAAGGCGAATACTCCTTTATCATTTACCAAACAACAAATTGAAGAATTTATTAAATGTAAGGATAATCCCGTATATTTTGCAAAAAATTATGTGAAGATCATTTCTCTTGACGAAGGATTAGTTCCTTTTGACATGTATGATTTCCAAGAACAACTCATCTCAAACTTTCACGAGAACAGATTTAATATTGCCAAACTTCCAAGACAGACAGGAAAATCTACAACGGTTATTTCTTATCTGTTGCATTATGCTGTCTTTAACGACAACATTAAGATTGCTATTCTAGCAAACAAAGCAGAAACGTCAAGAGAACTTCTATCGCGTTTGCAGTTGGCATATGAAAATTTACCTAAATGGATGCAGCAAGGTATTGTAGCATGGAACAAAGGATCTTTAGAACTGGATAATGGTTCCAAAATTATAGCAGCATCCACATCATCATCTGCTGTGCGAGGGAACTCGTTCAACATCATCTTCCTTGACGAGTTTGCATTCGTTCCTAATCACATGGCGGAGCAGTTCTTTAGTTCTGTGTATCCTACTATCTCATCTGGTAAGACAACAAAAGTTATTATCATTTCTACCCCACAGGGTATGAATATGTTTTACAAGCTATGGCACGACGCAGAGCGGGGGAGAAACGGTTACGTGCCCCTAGAAGTGCATTGGAGTCAAGTTCCTGGCAGAGATCAGGCATGGAAGGAAGAGACCATCAGGAACACCTCTGAGAGGCAATTCACACAAGAGTTTGAATGTGAGTTTTTGGGATCCGTTGATACTCTCATCTCTGCTTCAAAACTTCGTTCTATGGTTTATGAAGATCCTATTCAAGATAATAGTAAAGGATTAAAAATATACGAAGAAGTGAAAGATGATCACGACTACATCATGACAGTTGATGTATCTCGTGGTACAAATAATGACTTCTCTGCTTTTGTTGTTTTTGATGTCACCACACTGCCTTGGAAGGTAGTCGCTAAGTATCGCAATAATGAAATCAAACCAATCCTATTTCCAAACATTATTGATCAAGTAGCGCGTAACTATAACAAATGCTATATACTAATTGAAGTGAATGATATTGGTGAACAAGTAGGTAACATTCTTCACTATGACTTAGAGTATCCTAATATTCTAATGTGTGCGATGAGAGGTAGAGCTGGACAGATTGTAGGTCAGGGATTCTCTGGCACCAAATCTCAACTTGGATTGAAGATGTCTAAAGTGACTAAAAAAGTTGGATGTTCTAACTTAAAGACATTGATTGAAGATGATAAACTTCTTATTCCAGATTACGAAATTATCAGTGAACTGACTACATTTATTCAAAAGAATCAATCGTTTGAAGCAGACGAAGGATACAACGATGATCTTGTAATGTGCTTAGTTATCTTTGCATGGTTAGCAGTGCAACCCTACTTCAGGGAAATGACTGATAACGATGTTCGTAAACGAATATACGAAGAACAGAAAAATCAAATAGAACAAGACATGGCACCCTTCGGTTTTATATCTGATGGAGTTACTGACGTTGAAGAAAAATTTGTAGATGAAGATGGCAATGTCTGGTATACCGATGGTTATGGTAATCCTTTTGCAGACGTGGAGTATATGCTTGGTTTCTAATGGACGACTTAGAAGATCAGATTTCATTAGAGCATCTATTATTCCGAGAAAGGCAATGTAGGATTTGTGGTGAAGTTAAAGATTTAATGTCTGATTTTTATGTAATTCGTCGAACAAAAAAATATCTTCCTTCTGCATATTCTTATGAGTGTAAAGATTGTACTATAAAAAGAGTACAATCAAGTCGTAGTAAAAAGAAACAACAGCATCCTACATGGGATTATCCCGACTGGTAAAGTGTTCATGCATTGTTTCCCCATTTGAAATACACAAAATAATAAATATTTGTAGATTAAAAATGAACTAATTTTTCAGAGGAGACAAACATGGCTGGTCAAGTATCACCTGGAATTGTTCTAAGAGAGCGTGATTTAACTACACAAACAATCGTAAATTCCCAAGCAAATGCTGCTGCTCTTGTTGGTAGCTTTGCACAAGGTCCAGTAGGAACGATTGTTGAGATCACTACAGAAAGAGAACTCTTAGAAGTATTCGGCGCACCTAATAGCAGTAACTATGAAGATTGGTTTGTAGCACAAACATTTCTTTCATACGGTGGAAGATTAAAAGTTGTTCGTGTAGCAGACACTTCGCTCAAAAACGCAGTAGATGACACCACAGCAACTGCTGTAGCAGTTAAGTCAGATGCTGATTTTCTCGCAAACTTTAGCACATACGATTGGAAGTTTGCAGCAAGAACAGCTGGTACATGGGCAAATGGATTAAAGATTGCAATTGTAGATGGAGGTGTTGCAAACTATGCAACCGCCACAATTTATGGTAGTGTTCTTTGGAGCACAATTGCAAACGATCCTGGTGGAGCAGATGATATTCACATCGCAGTATTAGATGCAAACGACAATATTTTAGAAACCTTCTTATATCTTTCCAGAGTATCAACTGCTAAAGATGCTCAGGGCGCTTCAATTTTTTACAAGAACGTAATTAACAATCGTTCTAAGTACGTCTATGCTGGTCCAGAGAATGCTGCAGCTGGAGAATCAGATGTAACATTAGCAGGTGGTGTGGACGCTTACACAACCACAGTATCTGACATTACTGCAGCATATGATCTTTTTGAAAATTCAGAAGAAATTGAACTTGATTTTGTACTCTGTGGCGGAAGTCTTGCAGTAGAGGCAGATCAAGTAACCAAAGCACAAAAAGTAATTGCTCTTGCTACAACAAGAAAAGATTGCATTGCTTTTGTTTCTCCTCATAGCGGATTACTTGCTCTATCGACTACATCTGCTAAGAGAGATGATATCTGCACGTTCTTTGATTCCGTAGGAACAAGCAATTCATACACAGTATTTGATAGTGGTTACAAGTACATCTATGATAAGTATAATGATACTTATCGCTATATTCCTTGCTGTGCAGATGTTGCTGGTCTTTGTGTAGAAGTTTCTGCAACTCAAGAAGACTGGTTCTCTCCTGCTGGTCTCAACAGAGGCAATCTCAAGAACGTAGTCAAACTTGCATACTCCCCATCCAAAACAGATAGAGACAAGCTTTATCTGAAGAGAGTAAATCCAATTGCTACTTTCCCTGGTCAAGGAACAGTTCTTTTTGGAGACAAAACTGCTCTTGCAACTCCAAGCGCATTCGACAGAATTAATGTTCGTCGTCTTTTCCTTGCGATTGAAAAAAGAATTGGTCAACTTGCCAAGACTGTAATGTTTGAATTGAATGATGAAACAACTAGAACTTCATTCTATTCAGCTGCAACTTCTTATCTTTTTGAAGTTCAGTCAAAGAGAGGAGTTACTGATTTCCTCGTAGTTTGTGATACTTCAAATAATACTCCAGATGTCATTGATAGAAATGAATTTGTTGCTGAAATTTATGTAAAACCAACTCGTTCAATTAACTACATTACAGTTACTTTTGTTGCTACAAGATCTGGCGTAGAGTTTTCTGAAGTAGTAAGAACTAACGCTTAATATTAATTTCAAAAAATATTTACGAGGTAAAAACAGATGGCAATTAATAGCAAAGTTTCTGAATTTTTAGATAAAATTCAGCAGGGTGTAAGACCCAATATGTTCCTATGTGATTTTGAGTTTCCAAACAATAACAGACCAGGAACAACTGACATCGAGTTAGTAAATATTATGTGCAAGTCTGCTGCTCTCCCTGCATCCAATTTGGGTGTAATTGAAGTTCCTTTCAGAGGAAGAACAGTTAAAATTGCTGGCGACAGAACCTTTGACACCTGGACCGCAACCTTCATCAACGACAAGGACTTCAAGATCCGTCAGTTTATGGAGAAGTGGATGGAGAATATCAACAAGCACGACGACAACACTGCTGTTGCTGTTGTTCCTGAAGTTACAACTGGTTATACAGGAAACATTTTAGTCAAGCAATTAGAGAGAGATGCTAATGCTACTGGTTCAGTTCTAAGACAGTATAAATTATGGGATGTTTTCCCAACCAATATTTCCCAAATTGATCTTGCTTATGACAGCAATGATCAGATTGAAGATTTCACGGTTGAATTCCAACTTCAGTACTGGACAGTAGACGGCGGCACTGGTCGCGGAGCTAACGGCGGAATTGCGTGATAAATAGTTGAAAGTCAGTGAGATAACTTAAACATGAGTCAATTATTTGGATTCTCAATTAAGAGTAAACAGGAGGAACTGAAAGGACAATCCCCAGTT